CTTAACTTTTTTTCCATTGATTAATCCTTATACTATTTTAAATTTTGAAGCTGCATCTCTAATAACAGTATCAGTATTATTACGCCTAATTAAAAACTCAAAATTGTACAGTCTTCCGGGTGGTAAAGAATCTGTGTAAAAAGAAAAATGCATACCATCAGAATCAGTAGACAGCCTAGTAGAATTATTCTCCGTGTCAAAATCGTTAAGTAGTCTTCCATCGAAAACATCTCTTATTCTATAATGCATGTTATTATATATGTTACTCTTTTTTTCGTAAGGCTTTCTAACATATGTAATGTCTTTGTCGCGATCTTCAACAAAGACCCGGACTCTAATAACTTCACCCGGTGAATATTCGCTATTTAAATTTAAAATACTAACTAATAAATTGTTTTGATTTGTTGTATTTGCAAAAGTCCTCTCTTCTTTTTTAATTACTAATGAAGATGAAGAATATGTAACTGTTTCCTCAAAATTTGTCCACACTTCATTAAATGTAACTGATCCGGATGCGTTAACGTGGTCATACAAAAGTGGATCAAAGCTTGATATTGCAAAAGATGAAGAGTATACACCCGTTATTGAGTTGTTTCCTTTTTTTGCCTGTGATGCAGTAAATATTTTTTTAAAACTGCCTGTTTGTATTTTTAAGGCCAAACATCCATTACCGGTTAGTGGTATTGCGCTAGCCCCTGATAAGATATTTTGCTTAACGCCCTGATGATAATTGTTTAAATATAAAGAAGAAGTAATATTAAACACCATATTTGAGTGTGCATCAATAATACTATCATCATAATATACATCAAGTTTGGGCCTTAATGATGGTGACTGAGTGTTTCTAGATGCAAATCGCTTAACAAAATAAGATTTATTATTAGTCTCGTATGCACCTGACAATGCTATCAAAAAACCATGATCTGGAATTAATCCGTTAACAGTACCGGAAACTATAGTGGTTACGTCGATTTTTAAATTCTCTTCACCAGATTCAAAGTACTGTGTTGGGCAAAGAGGTATCGATCCCACACCGCTATCTAACGTTCCACTAACTATGACATCAATATTTTCCTGCCCTAGACTGCCTGATGCTGTCGCTCCGGGTTCGTTCCATAATGATACTTCACCATTAATATATGATGCTGTTATAAAATTTGTACTATCCAAATCAGAAAAAGTAGCAACGTCCATTCCGATACCTTCATCAAAGCTTTTCGATAAAGGAAAAAGAATTGCGTGATACCCTTTGGGAGTAGTTTGGCCGCCATATACATCACTTAATTTGACAAGACACTTAAAGCTGCTGTGACTAGTATCGATCAAACCTTGGTTTTGCATATTTGTAATTTCACCAATTGGAAATTTTATTAAAATTCTTGAGGTTTCTATAGGGTTGGTTACGCCTGACAATGTACTCTCATTATACAATTTAAATAAGTCAAGTGTTCCTGCTTGTCCTAGATTCGAATCAGTTGCCCTAAAAGAATTGTTAATAATTTTATTTGTTATATATGTGTCTTTTGAAGCTGTTAATATTCTGAACATTACAATACCCTTCCTGTAATATCATCTTGAGGAAACTTCACTTCAAATATACCTCCTTCAGGAGGAAATAAATAACCTCTATCAATATAACTTAGAGGGTTATAGTCTTCTGAAGAATATGCATTACTTGTTCGTGTATCATTACCTCTTTTATTTACGGGTGTTAATGATAAAACAGAGACAACACCCGGAGAATTAAGAATAATATTTTCAATTTCGCCTATTATAATCGGTTTATTAATGTGCATTTTTTCAATTTGAAAATATTTTTTTAACCTTTCATTAATGTTTGTCAAAACTATCTCTTGTCGATATCCTTTTTCAACTGTTACTGTGTAATTTAAACCTATATTGATTATTTTTGCGTCTAAAATATCAATTCCATCTGAGACTAGTCTAAATTGATTTAAATATTTGGCCAAATTCTGTTTAAGTGTATCAGAGCTTATTGTTAATTTTCTATTAGCATCCCTAGATATAATATAAAGAAGAGCACCTCGAGGATTATTAGGATTATCAGAAACGCCTACTCTAAAGACTCTTCCAAAATTGGATGGTAAAGAATAAACTCGTGCAATTAAATCTTCTCTAGTCACAATTCTATTTTGCGCGCTTCTATTAAAAATTGCGATATTTCTTAATTCCTCTATCGTAGGTTCTTCTTCTCCTCCTTTTGCTGATTTTCTATTAATCACAGTTAACGATGCTCTTACTCGTGATTCGTCTATTGCAGTTGTTGCTGTTGCAAATTCAGTTATTAAAGTCTTGACAGATGATATAGCACCTGCTGCTACATTATGATTGAGGCCGCCTCCACTTCTATAGTTTATTGTTAAAGTTGTATTTCTAGGAGATATTCCTAAGGTTTGTGTTGTTAGAAAACTATTGGGATCGATTGACACTGTTGGAATTGATGATCGATCCCCAAACAATCTTATTGCATGCTCGCTAGGATCCGGGATTATATCTTCGTCAAATTCTTCTTCGCTTCCGGCACCAAATCTTAAAGTTGTTTTTCCTGTATTGATACTTCTAGTTGCAATAAATCTTTTCGGCGCGTGCAACATTTCTATTCTACTATTAGCAACTTCATTATCATTTCTAGTATTTTCTCTTACTTTAAATACCGTGTCTTGTGAAAGTGTGTCAACCTCAAAATATTCATCACCACAACTTTCGTAAACTGATATAATTTCATTGACATTGTCTTTTGCCAAAGTTATTGTTCTAAAGCTGGTTCTAGTATCAGGAATTTCAAACCTTTCAGTATTTATTTTTGCGCTAGATACGTCACTTGACAATGTCAAAATAAAGTTAGTAGGTATACCGCCTGATATAGAACCAGCCCGAATAGTAGCAACTAGTTGACCAGCTGAGTTTTGCTTTCTAAAGTCAACATCTTGCAAAAGCACAAACTCAATATTGTTTGATGTTGAAAATATTGAATTTTTCTTGACTATCGGTAAAGCATTTGTTTTAGGAACATAAACACCATTAACTAATTGTGAAGGTACTACAATTGATATATCAACTTGTGCGTATGCAGGAGATGCAGAGGGTATTTTAATACCAGCTTCTCTGACTAGTCTTTCGATATTAGATATTTCAATTGCATTCTCTATAGAATTTTCATTAAATTGGTGATCTATATAATATGTCATAACATCACCAACGTATGCACCAATATCTAAAATTAAACCACCTAAACTAGCGTCGCTAAAATCAACAATATTTTCACTAAAATGTGTTCTAGCATATCTTTGTAATTCATTTCTTAGTGAATTAAAGTCTTTGTTTACTAGGCTTATCTGTTTGTGCTTTTTTATTTCTTTTTTAATATTTTTCGCCATGTTGTATTTAACCTCCTATAAAGAAGTCAACCTCCAAACCTAAATTTTTAGAATTAACTGCTGGAATATTATAGATGACTCTGAGTGTAATTTTGGCCATACCTAATTGGTTTAGACCATGTTTTTCATTTAAATCTATTTTTTGAGTTTCTACATTAATAATCTTAACTTGCGGGATAAATTTTTCAGCTGCATCAATAATTTGTTTTTCAGCGATAAAGTCAAAATCACTGGAAATTGGATATTCATAAACAAGTGACTTTAAATTTGTTCCAAATTCATACCGACCTAGTCTTTCACCATAGTTTGTCATAATTAAGTTTCTTAAATTGTCAGAAAGTTGTGTTATGGCATTTGTATTCATTGTAAATATATCGTCACCTAAAGACATTGGTGTCTTAATTCCAATTGGTCGAATCACCCTAATAGGCTTATTATATTTTCTATTTTCTCTTCTTGTTCCGGAACTCTTAAAGTTAAACTGACTGCTGCTCATTAACAAACCTCTTTATATACTAACTATTCTTATAGTAAATTTTGTAAAGTGCTATTTTAAAATAATGTATTATTCAATTTCACCTACATAATGAGGGTTGACAGTGGAGCCTAAGGCATCTGATGTCAAACTTTGTCCTACGTTGTAATTATGATAAGAACTTAAATGACCTTTAATAGAAGCATTGATCATTTCATAAACATAGTTGTGCATGTAATTAACCAGTCTGTTTGCTTTAGGTCGAAAGTCTTCTTTCAATTGTTGATATGTGGGGACTACATTTATACTTCCATTTCCTGTATCTACGGGTGGAAGTTCAACATCTGCATATTCTGACTCCGGACCTACCAGTAATATTAATATTTCTTCTTCAAGTTTATTCTTAAGTTTCTCTTCATAATTTTCGTCAACATGATTAAATTGTTTAAATGATGCCATATTTATTATCCTTTGTCTGCTATAATATCTTTATGCTTTAAAATACCAGCTATGACTGCAGCTTTTGCAGTATATGGAGCTGCTAGAGGCGGCAACTCTACGGCTGGACTGTATTTTGATGAAGGCGTAGATATTGTAGGTGCATTTGTACCTAAAAATTGATTAACTAGTTGAGCCGCTCCGGGTATCATTGGAGGAAACCTCATGGGAGCCAAACCTATCATTAAATTGGCGTGTGCGTTTAAAACGTCAAATATAGTTTTAAGTACTGCTTCCAATTGGGACGCTAATACGTAAGGCTCATCATTATTGTCCGGTAGATTGTTATCGTTCCCATGGGTTAAATATATTTTTCCTGCAGAATTAATTCTGGTGTAACCTCCAGAACCAGGTGTCAAATATAAAAACTGTTGCCCGTCATCTTTTGAAGCCTTAATTTTGATTTCACCATTTTCATCCATGTTTATCAAGGATTCACCATTTTGGGATATTAGTCTTACGTCTTTTTTCCCTATACTCCTGATGTAATCAGCGTAATTAACCAAAGACGGTCCTGTTTGTTCATCGAGGCCATCAATTGCCGAATCAAATTGGACATCAACATCACAATAGTTTGTCATATAGAGTCGAGCACCAACATTTTGTGCTTCATTTGACAATTCTTCTTCATATATTGAACCGGCGTCATTATTACCAACAACATCTCTTATTTTGTCTATTTCAATATGAGATAATTTAGCATCACCATCT